GGGGTTCTCGCCGTACTGGTGGACCTCCATCTTCGGAAGGTTCCTGTCGAAGTGCTTGGCCATCTCTTCGCGGGTGATCTTGTCACCTTCAGGGCGACCGGCGTGTTCAATCTCTGACGGCTTTGCGCCAAGCTTCTTCGCAGCAGCGATGTACTGGTCGACGGTTCCCTTATCCTGCGGCAAGCCCCGGATGATCTCAGCTGCTCTGGAGTAGAGGCCGTGGTCGGTGACCGTGCGGCCACCCAGTGCGCGCTCCACAGCGCCGCCATCCGCCTTGACGATGACGTGGTGGTAGACCGGATGCTCCCGTCCCCGCACCGTGATCGAACCAGCCTGCGGACCTAGATCGACGTTGCCACGGGTGGTCGGACGAAGGCGCGGCTCACTGGTCGCGTTCTCGTAGCGGGCCAGATCGACGCCCTTCGGGAAGTGCGCGTTCAAGGCATAGTAATGCTTGCCACGATGCTCCACCGACACGATGGTCTGGGTGTTTTCGTGCCCCTCCGGAGCCTGAGACCAGCGCCAGCCTGCCTTCTGCTTGAACAGGTTGGTCTTGACGTTCGCGGTGCCAGTTCCGGTGCTGCCGGTCTGATCGACGGCGTTCTGCGAGGCGCGGAAGAACGGCTTTCCATCCAGTCCAACGCCGATGTGCGCCGTCTCAGCCTTGTGGCCGGTGACGTCAGCCTTGTTGGGCATGGACAGGTACTGGCCGCCCGGCGGACGCTGGTCCTCTGGGAACATGCGCTGAGGCTTCGGGAAGATCGACATCGGGTTCTGGATGTCTGGAGCGTCGCCGATGGAGCCACCGTCGGCCTTGTTCATGTGCTTCTGGTTGGGGTCGAACTTGCCGTTGTTGTAGATCGACTTGATCTGGTGCGGCTCCTTCAGGGCCACCACAAGGTTGCCGCCCTGATCCGCCGGTATCCACGCGTCATGACCCTTGGCGCGCAGCGTGTCGAACCAGTCGGACTGAGACGCCTTGTAATTGTCGCGCATGACATCCGGCGGCAGCGGGCCGGTGTAGGGGTTTTCAGCCTTCACATAGGCCGGGATGACGCGGGACGCGGTGTTGGTGGCGACCATGTCCCATCCGTCGCGCTTGTAGCCTTGGCTGTCGTTCTGCTCAGCATAGGACGATGCAACCGCCGGATCGCGGGTGAACCATGCCCCATGACGGCCCACGTTGAACGAGGTGAAATCCTTGTCCTTGCTGGTCCCGGTGTAGAAAACGTGCGGCTCACCATCGGTGTGCGTGACGCTGTTGCCGAACCAGTTGGCAAAGTTGTCGTTGTCTCCGATCCCGCCCCCACCAGCATAGCCATAGCGGTTCTGGGTCCAGCCCTGCGCCCAGTCGGGGATGCTGTCCCGGCTGAAAGACGGACCCCAGCCGCGCGGATCGCCGACGTCGAAGTGCATGTTGTTGTCGTAGAAGCCGACACCACGGAAGCCCGCATCCCACGCCGCATCTGCCAGCAGCAGTTTCTCTTCCTCTGGCCACCCAGTGGTGTTGAAGTCAAAGGCATTACCATGGAGGTGCTGGCTGTCCTTCGCGCCCTTGGCTGCAGCGTTCTGGTCGGGGTCGCGGTATCCACTGACGATGCCGAAGTCCTGACCAGTCCACGCGCCCTGTAGGTTGGCCATGGCCTTGGCCGCTGCGGCGCTGATGCCTTCACCATACCCATGCGGCTCAGCCCGCGCAGCGTGCGGCTCCGGGGCTGTGGGCGCGTCCTCACCAGAGATGGACTTGGCCGTGTCGGACAAGCTGGACAAGGATGCAAGGACGTCAGCCTCCTGCTGCGGCGCTTGCCTTGGCGCTTTGGCGACAGCCAGCCGGGGTGCTCCCATCATCATGGGCGCTGGGACGTAGCCGCCGACTGCATAGTGATCGACAGTCGTTTCTGGGGTGGAGGAACCAAGATGCTCCACTTGGTCTGGGCTGAAGGCAACGAAGTCGCTCTTTTCAGGGTGGTGGTAAATCTCAAGGCCGTCGTGCCCCTTGGCCTTAGCCTCTTCGATCTTTGCCCGTTCCTTTCCGGCGTCCCACATGGTTTCCCTGATGTCAACGCGCATGGGGTTCTTGATGTCGAAGCGGAGTTTGTGAACTTCGCCACGGTAGGAGGTTTCCATGCGGCGCGGCTTGGCGTTGGGATATGATGTTTCATTCTGTCCAGCAAACAGACCTGCGGTGCCGGGATCGGTACTTCCCCAAGCGTGACCGTTTGGGTTGAAAAACTTCTGAATGCCTTTGTTGCTGCGGCCCTGATAAACGACAACGCCGTCCCCATTCTCGCGCCCACCACCAGCATGCACCGCTCTGGGCACGTTGGGCATATACTTCGACGGGGCGATCTGGCCGGGAGCGCGCTGCTTCGCTTCCTTGGCCCGGTTCTTCTCAAGAATGCCGCCAAGGGTCAGCTTGGCAGCCCGGATCGCCTTGTCGTCTTTCATTTTTCACGCTTTCCCTTAGCCTGAACCTGCATCGCCAGCTTCAGAATGTCGGTCTTGTGGCCCTGCTGCTGCATGTCGCGCTCATGCTGCATCCGGACGGCATCGTTCATCTGATCCCGGTCCATGTCCATCTGCTTGGACTGCAGGTCTTTCTCACGGTCCAGATCGCGGTTCTCGTCGTTCATCTGGTCGCGCCGGGCAGAGATTTCTATCTGCTTGGCCTTGTTCTGCTCACCCATCAGCTTGGCCTGAAGCTCCATCGGGTGCGGGCCAGCCGGTCCAGCCAGACCCTGCGGTGCGGCGGGTTGCTGCGCTCTCGCCATGGCGGCCTGCGCCGTCATGGTCTTGGCATCAGCTTCCTGCTTGGCGATCTTGATCTCCTCGATGCCCTTCATCATTTCCGGCGGCATCTGGTTGCGGGCGCTCTCGGGCTTCAGGAACTGCTCGGGGTTCGACCACCCAATGGCTTTCAGGGCAGCCTTGTCCACGGCGACCTCGTCGTACAGGGCCGGGCTGGCTGCCTGCAGCTGCTTCAGGGCCATGATCTTCATGACGCGCTGGGCATGGCTGGACGTGTTGGGGTCGGCCTGAGGCACCAGTTCCACGTCGGTCAGGGCCTGCATCAGCTTCTCTTCATCCCACTGGACGCTGGGCTTGCGGTTGCGCTGCCAGAAGCTCTCCGGGTGTTCGCGGAAGCACTTGACCAGCAGCGTGAACTCTTCGGCCTGCGCCGAATGCATGCGCTTGTGAACGGCGTTCAGCACCTTCATGGCCTGCTCGATCATCGCCAGCGTCGTGCCAACCGGGGCGTCAGACCGGCCCTCGCCGACCTGAAGCTCAGACGTCCCACCGACACGCATGCCGGTCTGCGCCATGTTCTCGGTCAGCGCCATCAGGGCGGACGACGGCTCCTTGTACGGCAGCGGCATGATCGCATCGCCGATCCGCTGGCCACCAGTTTTCACCAGTGCAGCACCACCCGGCGGGACGCGGAACACGTTGGTGTTTTGGCGCGCTCCACTGTCAGACATCAGGAAGCCGGGGAAGTTGGCGAACATGCCAGCGTCGAGCAGTTCGCGCCATGCGGCGGTCACGGCGTTGGTCGTGTTGCCAAGGATGTGCAGCAGGCCGATGTCGTAGAAGCCCAGACCCGGAACGAAAGTGTACTTGACGAACGTCGTGCGCGCTTCCGGCAGGGCAGAGGTGTCTTCATCGTAGTTCCGTACGATGCTCAGGATTTCGCGGGACGAGATGTCGATAGTCACCCGGTACGGGATTTCCAGACCGGACGGCTTGCCCTTGTGCTTGTGTTCGTAGCCCTTGATGTCCAGTTCGCAGTAGACCTCGTAGATTTCGCGGTCACGGTCATCCGGGTTCGAAACGGTGACCGAGATGCCCTGCTGCGAGGCCTTGGCTTCCTGCGCTGCGTCGACGGTGACCTCTTTTGGCGTGGAAAGCTCCACGTCGCGATAGACGCCCAGTATCTGCAGGCGCTTCACGGTTGACGGCTTCAGGGTTACCCGGTGCGTGACGCGCAGAGCGCTGGACAGGTCTGTGGCCTTGTTGTTCACGATCAGATCATCGGCATCGACGCTGTCAGACGCGGGCCGGTTGCGCAGCGGGCAGAAGTAAATCTTCTTGAACGCGGTGCCACCGAAGCCCAGCAACAGCAGCATGCGGTCTGTGTCCGGGTAGTACTCGCGCGCCGTCGACGTCAGGTAGTGGTTCATGTCCTTCTCAAGGGCATCGGCCAGCTGGTCACGCTCCAGCGTCGTGCCGTTGGCGTCATCCCTGATCTTGACCGGTCCGTCGGTCGGCAGAAGCTCAGACCGGGCGTTGGCTTGGAAGCGCAGCACAGCTTCCTGCAGCAGCGGGTGCCGGACCTTGGACATGCCTTCGACCGGTGCGCCGTCGGACGCGCCCTGCACGCCGGGAAGCTCGATCTTGAGGCCCAGCAGCTTGATGCCCTGCGCCCTGTCGTCGATCCACTCGTTGCGGCTCTCCAGATCGTCCTGCACACCGCGCAGCAGGTCTTCGGTGATGCTGCTCAGTTCGTCGTCATCGATGTCGTCGGCGAGGTTGTCGAACCAGCCGGTCGGACCCTTCTTGCCTTCGGCATCTTCGATGGGCTTACCATCGAGGGACACGGTGATGGACCCATCGCCATGGTCGATCCGCAGGACGGCACCATCGGTATCGAACTCAGGGACATCAGGCTCCTCGTCCGCATTCTCGACCGTGACGTCCATGGGGGCGATAGCAGCCTCTTCCGGCTCCTCTTGCAGTCGGATGTTTGGTGACAGGCCGGACATGCTGATCCCTCAAGGTAATTGATGCCCGTGATCCTATCAGAGGCAGCCACCCTTGTCATGTGGGTCTGTCATTCTCAAAGAGAGCGCCGCGACCAGCGCAGGTTATGCTGTGTACCCGCCAATGGCCGCCAACACGGTTCTCCTTGAGCAGGCCGCGCTTCACCAGCGACCAGCGCGTTCCATCTGTGGACAGGCAATTCCTGCTCTCCCCGCCTTCAGGGCCGAAGCCCGCATAAAAATGCAGGCATTTCAGTTGCCTTTCTGAGAGCTTCACAGCTTGTCACCCTGTTCGTCGAGAAGCAGGTATGCACCGGCCAAGTAGTTGATTGCGCCAAGGATTTCGCGCTTGGCTGCCTCAGGCTCCATCCGCGACGCTTCCTGCGCCTTCTTCATGGCCTGCCCGAAGCAGAAGCCCGGACCCACCATGCGCCCGATCTCCAGCATCGGCTGCCGGTCGAACGGCTTGCCACCGCCATGCCGCTCAGCGCCCTTGCCCTGCATCACCTGATCCAAAGCCAAATCAAGAACGTCCTGCAGGTTGAGTTTCCGGTTGTCGTCCAGCATGCCGGGATTGCAGCACACCAGAGTGTGCATGTGGCTGTCAGTCGGTGCCCCACAGTTTTGGCATATGCCCATCTCGCCCCACTTATCCATCTATCGCCTCCACCGGTCTGTCAGGCTGGCCCTGATACTTGCCATCGTACGATGCATGATCTGACGTCTTGTGGAAGACGACCTGAGCGATGCCAGCGCCCGCCGGAATGGTGAGCTTCTGCCGCCCATGGTACAAAAGCTCAAGCGTCAAGAAACCGGACCATCCGTTTTCGATCACGGTGTTGAACACGGACAGGCCGCGCCGTGCCCAAGTGGACTTGTCGTGGACGACGCCCACCATGTCGACCGGCATCTGAAACTCCTCGATGGCCGAAGCAAGAGCAAAACGGCCCAGCGCAAAAGAGCCATCCACCCAGAGGCCAGCCTTCTGGACCGCGTTCTCGGGCCGGAAAATGATCTCCTGCTTGATGCGGATGTCATATCCAGCTTCGGACATGCCCCAGCTGACGCCGTATTCATGCCGCTTGTCGGACACCATGTCCTTGATCGGCTGCAGACCCAAGAGGGTTTGGCGGTTGACGATCATTTGCACCTTCCCTCAATGTCATTCAGGATCATGTCCGCAGCAACCTCTCCCAGTGCGCGACGGCCAAGCTTGCTCTTCTCTGTTGAGCAGATCAGGGACGAAATCAAAGACGTCAGGGTTGCGAGGATACTGTCAGCGTCCAGTCCTGAATTGCTGGCCGCGTTGAAGACGTCTTCCGCAAACTTTTTGGGTTTGTCGATCATTTCCATTTCTCCAGTGCTACCTTGGCGATCCGGACGCAGCGCTTTACCGTCGCGTTGGATCGAGGCGTGTCGCAGATCGAGATGTCGTAAAGCGCCAAGGCCAAGCCCTGACCGGACAGGCGCTCCGACGCAAGCAGCTGCCGGGACACTGCGAGGTGGGCGTTGAGACGCCTGACCTCTTTCCATGGGTTTAGAAACGTCATCAGTTCAAACTCCTGTTGGCTTCCCGGCGATGCACCCAGTCCCCGTCGGCTGCGGACATGAGGGCCAAGGTGAGCATGCTCAGGAACCGCTGCGCGCCCTCTGGGTTGTCGAAGTAGATCACGGTGCCCTTGTTGTCAGTGATCATCTTGACGACGTCAGCCGTCTCATCGTCGAGGGCGCTCTTGAGGTTCACGCCAGCCTCCGTCGAGATCGTGGAGGAGTTGATGATCGCGACGAACGGCATCAGCTGATGCGTGCCGGGCGGCTTGCCGATGCCGACGGCGATCAGGGCGTCGTTGTCCCCGTAGGTGTAATAGCTCATTGGTTTGCCTCCGAGAACCGGCGCATGCCTTCCATTGCGGCCTCCCGCTCGGTCTTGGCCATGACCGTGTACGTATCGGTGATGCCGCTGTGGTCCCACTCTCCGTGGACCGTCACAATGTACTCGATCTCCGTGTCGCTGTCAGCCTCCGGCGAGACTTCGGCATTGCAAAGTACGCGCTTCATATGGGTCTCCCTTTTGTCCCTACAAAGAGAGTATGGAAAAACAGACAAAGGGTCAAGTGTTGTACAGAGGGGTCTCGTTGTTGTTGCCATGGAAGACCTGACCGTCCTCGATCTCCCGCATGCGCTCAGTGGCCCGGACCAGATGGCCGGTGACCCGGAGGTGGCTCAGGGCCATGCTGACAGTGTCGACCAGATCGTCATGCGCCCCGCGCGGGAAGCTTGCCGTCTGCCGGATCACCATCTCGGCCCAGTCCTTGGTCGGGGCGTACACCATGCCCTCGCTGAAGATGTGCTGCACGGCGTACAGGCGGGCCGTCTTGTCCAGCGTCTTGGGGTCGTACAGGATCACCACGATCCCATCGTTGGCGAACACCTTGCGAAGCTCCTGCGCCACGCTGTGACCGGCGGCCTTGTTCTCGATCAGCAGGACATCCACCTTCATTCTGCGGCACGTGCTGGCGGTCTTCTCCACAAGCTCAGCGAACTCCAGCCGCTCCTGCCACGCGTACATCATCATGGCCTTGGGCACCGGGCCTACGGCCTCTGAGCTATAGCTTCGGGTGATGTCGATCTGACGCCCGTACCGGTCCACCGACCGGGTGGTCTGGGCCTCGCCGTCGCCGCTGAACGTGCCCCAGACCGTCATGGCGCTCGGGTCGTTCTCGGCCTTCTTGGTGTAGGCGGTGTCCAGTGATGCCACCACGTACTCTATGTCCGGGTACTCGGAGCGCTCCCAGACCTGCCACCAGCTGTCCTTGATGATCCCGCCGCCCCGTGGCTCCGGCGACTGAGCATACTGCCCAGCGGTCGCGTACGGACCCATAGCGGCCTCGTCCCGGTCGACCACGTTCTGCGGGAAGCGTTGGGGGAACAGAAGCTCGTCACGCTCTGTGCGCGGGTCTTCGTAGCCCAGCTGGGTGGGTGTCGCCCGCAGCGGGTCATAGCGCATGGGCAGCATGATGTGATCATACCCCATGTCGCTCTCGAGGATCACGCCCGACACGTCCCGCTCGTGCAGGCGCTGCATCACCACCACGATGGCGGACTTGTCGGGGTTGTTCAGGCGGCTGGTCACGGCCTCCTTGAACAGGTTCGTGGCGGTCTCCCGCTTGGCGTCAGAGTTCGCGTCATCCACGCTGTGAGGGTCATCGATGATCACCCGGTCGCCCCGGTAGCCGGTGATGCCTTCAAACGCGCAGGCCTGCCTGAAGCCCGTGGCGGTGGTCTCAAACTTCGCCTTGGCGTCCTGATCACTGGTCAGCACCACCCGGTCACCCCAGAGGGCCTGATACCACTCGGACTTGACCAGTCGACGCATGCGCAGGCTGTCGCGGATGGCGAGGTCTTGGCTGTGGCTGGCGCACACGTAGCGCATGTGAGGCATGTTGCGCGGCCCCCACTCCCATGCAGGCCAGAACACCCCGATCAGCAGCGACTTCATGGTCCCCGGCGGCACGTTGACCAGCAGGCGGTTGTAGAACGTGCCGTCCTCGTCGAACGTCACGCCATCCGTGATCGCCTCCAGATGCGCGCAGATGAAATCGATGTGCCAGCCGTGGATGTATGGCTGGCCGGGCTCGATGATGTGCCACGCCTGCTGGACGAACGACGCCAGCGAAACCTCGCAGCGCCGCTTGTTGATCACCGACAGCAGAGACGACGGGTCTATCGCGACCGGAAGGTCAATCTTCCCCATCTGCCTTCATGCTTTTCTCCAGCGCAGACGCCAGCACGTCCAGTTCTTCAAGGCTCAGGCTGGACACGTCCAGCTGCGTCGTCATCTGGATCGGTGGCATGTCAGGCGCTCCACCCACTGCCATCCTCTCGCCGTACACCCGCGAGTTCCACTTGCCGATCAGGCGCAGCCTCGTGTCGATGCGGACGCGCCGGTCCGCTGGATCACACTTCTTGTCGTCGGCGATCTCTATGCATTCGTCGGCCAGAGCATGCGTGCCATCGACCTTCGCGCGTGCGACAAGGTCACCAAATTCGGGGAACTTCCTCTGCCACCTCAGAACAGACATGTAGGAAGGCATGTCGTCACCCTTGCAGATCACCTTCATGGGCACGCCTTCTGCAAGCTTGTCGAGGATCGCTTCGGCGACCCCATCGTTGAAATCGGTTGGACGGCCTGCGGGCATGTTAATGGTCCTTCATTGTCATGCCCGCAACATAGCGCCATCAGTGCGGAATGTCACCATCGCGATGCCACGTGCCCGTGTAGGACCGTTCGACCGGTGGTGGCGGTGGTGGCTTGAAGTTTTCCCGCAGGAACTTTTCCAGATCGGTCATTTCACTTTCCACCCTTGGGAGGCAGAGATGCCCCGGATCGCGTTCACGACGGCCTGTGCCTGCTTCTTGGATCGAATGATGATGGTTGTCTTTCCATCGTCTGCGCTGACGTAGATCACGTCACCGCCACGGACGAGGTTGATGCTTCCTGCGCTCTCGCCATCGATAACTGTTGCGTCGCATACCATAAACAAAGTCTCTCTTTTCACAGCTTGAACTTCAACCTCCTGAACGTGCGAAAGCAAACAGTCCTGATGCCTTCCCTGCTGAGGCCAAATTCCGCCCCCACGACACCGTAACTTTCGCCAGACAGGACGCGCTTGATTATGATCCTGTCCCTCTCACTGATTTTTGTTCTGATGTTTCCATCCATCTTCTGCAGGATTTCAGGACCGATCAGACGCGCTGCTGTGATGCGAGTGCTCATGCCTCCTCCTCCCAGCCGTTTTCGAGAAGGAATGTCAGCGCCTTTATCAAATCCAAGACGACACCCTTGCCGTCCAAGAAAATCTGATGTTTCACCTCACCCTCATTCTGATAAATGTAGGTCTTGCGGTTGTCCTGCTCGTCCATTTCGAAATTCACAGTCACATCATCAGCGTCATCAAAGGCCCCCGCTTGGCCAATGGTTATGCTAAAACCGTTGATGTACATCACACCCTCCATCCCAGTTCTTTTGCAGATTTACGGATCGCCTTGACAAACTTCCGGGCGAACTTTTCGTCGAACAGCATGACCATATCATCTTCGCCATGCCCCCCATCTTGCTGGTAGATCAAAATGCTTTCCGCATCATTGTGGACGGATGTACCGCACCCCGCCGCAGCCTTAAGGTTGGTTCTCATCACACCTCCTCCCCGATCAGTTGCTCGTTGCAATCGCCACAGATCAGGTTCGCGCCCAGCTTGGCCCACGCTTTGAAGTCGCAGGCGGGACAGGTATGTTTAATCTTAGACGTATCCTTCTTCTTCGCCACGGCCTCGCGTGCCTTGGTGAAGTACGGCAGGTCGAACCCAGTCGCCTTCAGATCGGCGCACGCGGTCTCAAAGACACCATCGGGCTCGATGTAATGGGTCATCTGCCGACCGGTCTGCTTGCCACCGGGCTCACCCGTGTTCGACGGGATCAGGCCGACGGCCAGCATCAGCTGGACCCATGCCCGGTTGTGGTGGCCCTTCTTGCCGGGCTTGCCGAACTCCTGCTGCTCCAGATGGGTCATCTCATGCACCAGCGTCGACAGCACGGCTTCCAGCGTGCGGTCCATGGTCGCGGGGTTCAGGGCGATCTCATGCGTCACGTCGCCATCTTCGCGATGCGCGAACTGGTCGGCCCAGAAGTAGCCGTAGGCCTTGCGCGACGCCCGCAGGGTGAACAGCACCGGCGGAAGGCGATCTTCGAACAGGGTCTTGTTGAAGTGATTGAACGCGCGGTCCAGCGCATCGTAGGTCTCGGCGGTCGGTGTCTGCCAGTTCATGATCATGCTCCCTTGGTGAATTCGCGGTGACGCTTGATGGCCCACTTCTGCAGGTCATCCTCGTCGCACAGGACGTAGGCGACGGTCTTGAGGACTTTGGCGAAGCGCGTCTGGTTATCGCCAACGTAGATCAGGTGGGGCAGGTCAGCGCGATAGTTCGTCTTGTCCTGCCGGACGCGGTACTCAAACGTGTGGCCGAACTCGGCCTCCACGAAGGAACCTGCGAGGTTCTTGTAGTCGAGCGCGTATGCCATGGCGTGTCTCCCTTTTGCCTGCCCGATCACGTATACATCGTACGATGCAAACCCACAATAGGAATGTGGGGTCACAAGTTGTAATCGTGAAAACATCTCGGCTCGTCGCTCAGGACGTGCCTGCCATACCGGCTGTAAAAGCGCCCATCCTTCCGGAGGTAAGCCTTCATGACGAGGCCGTCGGGATCACTGGTGATGATCCACTTCTGCTCGTCCTGATTGGAGCAGTTCGCCATGAAGCCCCCGATGTGGAACACCGGCTTCCACTCCGGGTCTATCACTGCGGTCATCCCACGCAGCGTGATCGTGGTCTTCGTCTGCGAGATGACCTCGTATGGGCGGACATCGGTGTGGAAGTACAGGTTTGCATACTGGGTCATCAGGAAAACACCCGGACAGCTTCTGAACCGAAGTCGAACGTGAAACCGTTCTCCTCACGGGTTGCCTTGCTCTTCTTGAT